CCGCAAACAACATATGGCTGTTGCTGTCAGACTCAACGCGGAAGTCGTAATCACCCCCATCCTCATTAATCGTTAACGGGCCACCGTTGAGAAAACGAAGAGTGCCGCTATCCCACGACACGGCAGGGTTTGATGAATACGCTTGAAGGTGAATCGCCGTAGCCCCCGACCCTGTTCGAGTTACAGAAATCTGGTTGTTGGACTGAGCGTTACCCACCAACAAGTTAGCACCCTGCACCTGCAACTTGTAGCTGGATTCGTTAGAAGTTGTCCCAATACCAACTGTATTCGCAGAGGCGTCTACAAATAGAGTATCTGTATCAACAACCAAGTCATCTGTTAGCGTAGCGCCGCCATCTTTCAGCAACACACCGTCAATAGTCACACCACCAGCAGCGGTGATTTCGTTGATTGTATCGACTTTTAAGTTGCCAGTAGCTGTAGTTTCGCCAGTGACACCAAGTGTCCCCGCAATCGTCGTGTTACCTGTTGCTGCGGTAACGTTAAATTTATCGGTGTTTACATCAAAATTACCATCGACACCAAAAGCGCCTGTAACGTCTATTCCACCAGCGAGAGTAATATCCCCGCCAACTGTAGCATTACCTGATAAGAAGATATTACGTGGGCGTGTAGCGCCCGTTGCACCTATATCGTAAGTATTATCGGTAAAAATAAGATTCGACGTGATCGTACTGTTAACAGTTAGCGTATCTGTCGCAGCATCACCAATTGTGGTATTACCAGAAATAGTCAAATCGGTCGCTGAAATAGAACCCGTTAATGTTGGTGACGAGATCGTAGGACCTGTCAGAGTCTTATTTGTAAGGGTCTCTGTACCCGCAAGCGTAGCTAGTGTGCCTGTTGTAGGTAAAGTTACGTTAGTTGCACCAGTAGTTGTTAAGGTGAGTGCATTCGCGCCAGCCGTTGTAAACGCCGCTGCGGTAGTCAAAGTTCCTGCAAGAGAAACTGTATACCCACCAACAGATAGTGATTCGATGTTTGTAGCGCCTTCTACGACATTAGTGCCGTCACAGAAGAGAAACATTGTTTTGCCGTTTGGTATCGCAATACCTGAACCGCCAGATGTTTTAAGCGTGGCGGCTTGCCCTGAAGCATTCTTAGCGATATAAATTTTGGCGGCTGTAGGGCATACGACAGTCGCTGCCCCAGTAAGATTTGATCCTGTATCGGTAAACTCTAGCATCGCACAACGCGATTCAGAGGTTGTACCATCAGCGCTAGTCAGCACATGGGAGTTACTCGACCACGTGTTAATGACTGCACGCCCGACAATGGCCTGCTCAATCATAGAAGTGATATTGTCGTTTACAACATCCCCCCATGTACCACTGAGTTCCCCTTGGACAGGAAGGGCTAGTTTAAGTGTCGAAGTGTATTGTGTTGTCATCTTTTAATCCTCACGCGGCTATATCTTGCCAATTAGGAGTCTGTCCTGTTGAAACATTACCCCAAGTTGGTGCTTGTGCGCCAGCAATATTTTGCCAATTGGGGTTTTGGTTATCATTTATGTCTCCCCAAACAAATACTGTACCTACCGCGCCTGCTGCATTTACACCTGTTACAGCTACATCTGAGTTAGCTGCAACTATTACACTACCGAGTTGTGTTTGTCCGTAGACTCCTGTTACATTTTCTACAATACCTAAACTTACAGAGACAGTTCCAATAGAACCTGTGACTGCAAGCCCAGATGCTGCGACGTTTGCGTCTCCTACTATGGAGACTGTGCCTAAAGCACTTGTAGCGCTTACCCCAACGGGGTAGATATTCGCTTCAGCAACAACAGTTACCGAACCTAAACCGCCTGTAGCGGATAAACCTGCGGGGGAGACAACCGCTCCTGCGCTTACAATTACACTGCCAAGTGCACTTGTTCCTACATTACCAGTTACTGCTACGTTAGCATCTGCGGAAACTGCTATTGTTCCTAACGCTGTTGTCGCTTCTAGTCCAGAGGGTTGAACTACCGCCCCTGCATCAACAACTACGCTACCTAACGCAGACGCGCATGAAACACCTGTAACGGCTACATTAGCTGCCGCATCAACAACTACAGTGCCTAATGTTCCTGTGGCTGCAACCCCTGTTGGGAAGATGTTTGCTTCCGCAACAACACTAACTGTACCTATTGCTGTTGTAGCTTCAAGCCCAGCAGGTTGAACCGTAGCGGCACCGCTAACAGATACAGTACCAACCGCACCCGTAGCTGACGGCATCTGTACATCCGTACCCCACGCGGTACTGCCCCACCCACCAGCAGACCAACCTCCATAGGTTACAAGTACATCAGCCATCAGTCATCACGCTATTCGTATGATGGCGTTAGACGCATCAGCAGTAGGGAATTGAATTGTAAAATCACCCGCTGTTGATGTCTTATCAGCTCCAAAATCAAGAACCGCAACAGCAGGATTAGTCCCGCCTGATTGGTAAATTAACGCCCCGCGAGCAGTAATTGTTGCAGTAGCCCACGTAGTGTTCGCAAAATCTAGGAACGCTGTAGTGCCAGACGTTGTGGGAGCTACAACAGTTAACGTGTTACCACCCGCTGTATAACCCGTACCGGATACTTCGTTTGTTGTGCTATACGCTGTTGTCGTTGCACCCAATGTTGCGGATGAGGTAAACAGTGCAATCTTAAACGTCTGAGACGTATTGGAACTAAAGTCCATTTCTCCATCAAGAAGTGCTTTCTTGAATGAAGTTACCATTGCTTGTGATATTGCCATTTCTTATCTCCTATTCTACTTTCATTCTAAACTGCCCAGAGCGATACGTATCTTCACGAAGTTTACCATCACCCAAAGTTTTAAGCAGTTTTAGCGATTGAACATATAAACGTTCATAAAACTGCACTAGATCAGGCTCGCCTTTCATAAAGCGTATTGCCTCGATCAATGCCCCATTAAGTAACGCTGAATCAAACTCATCACCTAACCATGTAGTACCCGCTGTAACAATTGACTCGGGGTAATACCCATAATGTAATTCCATTGTATAAGCGCCATCAGGGGTAGGCCCTAAAAGAAACGAATCATCATCAAAATATGCGTAATGTTTTGGTAATCCTTGTGACGAAGCACTAGGATACGCTTCCCTAACAAAATTTACATCTTTATTGAGTAAGTAATGGTAGTCTCCAGCACTATCAACAACCGCTAGTGAATAGCTCCACAGGAAATCTGTAGGCACACCAAGGTATTTGTTTCCTGAACTAAGTGTTCCTGTTACGTTTCTACGCAAGGCAGGAATTTGAACGGTGTTATATATCTTCTGTTCGGCTTGTTCAGTAAACATAGCGAGTTGTTCATCAGTGAAAGAGTTCTCAGTGATGTTCTCAATATTTGTTTTTAACTCGCTATAGTTCATAGTTTACCCCATTGGCCCACGAGCCATAGTTCCTTTTGTAGCCGCACCTGTACCACGGATTTTTACCCCCGTAGTTTTAACGCCAGTCATATTAGGCTTTGGTGCGTGTTTACATGGGTACACACCTTTGTCCTTTTCGACCTTAACTTTTTTCATCCCAAATACATTCATTTTACTACTCCTACGTAATGTTTACGGTAACTTGCCCTAAATAGCTAGTCCCAACTAACGAGTTGGGGCTAAGCCCAAATGGATCAAGTCCTCCGCCTACTGGGTTCCATCCCCATTGGATGTCCCTACTACTATACGGCCCAGCTTCACCAATACTCGTATCTATCCTAGGGTCTCGTATGGCCTGCGGATCATCTACAGGATATTCCCCTAGTTTAAGTTGCGGCTGGCTTGGATTCCAACACTCAGGACAGGCTTTAATGTCTGTGTCCCGCCCTTTAATAACGAGGTTACGCAACTCTTTAAGTTTGTACTGAAACCCACAAACGTCGCATAAAGCGATGGCTTTCTTAGCGGATGCAAACCTATCTCCCATACTATATTCTGCCTATTTTAGGCACAAAACGCGCAGAAGTTTTTTCACGGTCTTCTTGCGCAGCTAGGGCAAATTGTTCATCATAAATCTGTTTTAACATGCCCACACGCTCAATAAGCTCTGGGTCTTTCATGGCAATATAGTACGCTAGCCCTGCAACCATACAGGGGAAGAATCTAAAATTCATGTCTGCGGTTTGTATACCACTACCTGCGTCTTCAATACGACGCATACGCCAGTAAACAAGCTGGTAGCTTTGTGTCCCATCAGGGATAGGCCATACAGTAGCCGCAGGGACTTGTTCCCAGTACACGGGAATGGCAGTGCCACCCACTGTATGTGCAACGGCTGTTGTGCCTTGCTGCCCTCTAAAACAGTTTTGTAAGATGTTACCGTCAATGCTACTGTAATTTATTATTTCATCTTCAATCTTTACAAAACCTGCGGGTGGTAGATCAGACACACCACTTAAAGTAATAGTAGTGTCTGTACTCGACGCTGTAGCCGCTAGTGTAATTCCTACAGGATAAGTTTGTCCGCTATTCCTGTGTATGAAAATTTGTACTGGTCTACCTTGTGTTAACTTGTTAGGGATAGACGCGTAAGTGCTCACACTAATACGACTTATAGTAAGATCAGACTGTAACGAGGTATTACCTGCGCCTGTACGTATCTGATGCTCC